TACTTCTCTTGAATACCTGTACGGTCAATGCCGTTGTCAAGATCTTCCAAGATCATAGATACTGTGATAGTGTTTGGTGTTTTGTTTTTCTGCGTGACCTCGCCAGGATTGTTTGTGCGTGCTTCAATCATGATTTAAAATTTTACGCGGTTAATCAATAAATATATTTGACCATTCTAAAGGCATGGTCTGGCCCTTTAAGTGATCGCAACGTGAGCCTGCAGTCACATCATCCAAAGAGTTAAATGAAACCATAGTCTCATCATCTTCTCTGTATATATAACCAATAGCATCTGCGTTTGCGCATGTGATAGACTTAATCTTACCGGTCAAGTCAAGATCCTTGGCAGCGACTTCTTTGCCTTTCTTCTCAAGCATCTTATCTTTTAGGTGACCAACTAGTATAACGTGATCCGCCAGCTTGTTTAGTCTATCAATCCATTTCTTGTATGCAATACGTAGGTACAGATAGCCTGCACCGTTAGGCAAAGATAGTACAGATGCACCTGGATTCTTTTGTTCAAAGTTCTTACCCATAGGTGTAGCCATGTAGATTCTCTTTGCATCTTCTTCACACCACTCTTCGAGCTTAGTGATAGTATCGATAGCAATATACTTGTATGGTTTGCCATCTTTCATAATTGCTTTTCCAACTTCAGTTAGTTCTGATAGATCATTGACCTGCACCTTCAGTGCGTCAACCATATCTGAACCATCTTCCAAGTCGATAATCAAACAATCATCTAGTTGTGATAATGCTGTAGTCTTACCTATCTTAGGTGGACCATAGATTACCATGTTCTTTGGTGACTTGCGCGTCGCCTTTACTTTCTGTTTTGGTAATGTAATCATATTAGTTTCTTTCTTTAATATTAAACGTACTCATGTCTGCTTCATATCCAATCATACCAAGTAGACCATCACGATTCTTTTCCATGTGACATGCCAACAACCCTTGTGGATTTTCACCACAATAAGTTTCTGTAATGCCATACAAATCATACGGTCTGTTCAGTATCATAACAACATGCGCATCCTGACCAATAGAGTCACCCCCAAACAAATCTGTTAGCAGTGGCTGGTATTGATTCTTAGCACGATGTTCTTGTTCTATGTTACGATTGAGCTGTGATAATAATATATTAATAACTCCAAGCTTTGATTGCATCCACATACAACCCTTGGATATTGTATTAAGCCTACGTAACTCTGTGTCTTCATTACCACGTATCAAACGTGAATGGTCGAACAGATTAATTACTGTGTGCTCTGGATGCTGATTAAATAGTTCCTCGTTTGTATTCATTATATACTCCATACTACGAGGTATGTTGTTGAAGTATATTGGATAGTTACCATACTTTTGTACCTTAGATGCATAAGTTTTGAAGTCTATATCTGATAGCGGTGATTCTACCGACAATAAATCTGACATCTGTTTCTTTACATCTTTAGATGCGCTACGCATTACCTGTTGGTAACCGGGCATCTCAAAGGTCCAGTATAATACTATTAGTTTCTTAGCTTTGTTTGTATCTAATACATCAAAGATAAGCTGGTTACTAAATGCTGACTTACCCACACCGGGACGGCCAGCAATCACATACATCTTGCCCTTCTGTAATCCACCTAGAAGATTCTTGTTTAGTCTTTTCCAAGACGTAGCTAGCACATTGCGCTTACCAAGTTTGGCTTGCTTTACAACTGCTATAGACTGGTTAACAGCCTTATCTATCTTTTGAAACCCTCTAGTTTTGAATACATCAGAGCCGTCTTGTGATACGGTTTTCTGATTGTCCTGCATTTTCGTCCATGTTTATGTATTTTTCCCAAGTATGATTGTTCAACCATACTTCAAGCTGCTGCATATACTCTAGCTTACCGCGCTCTACCCGTAGTTGTACCTTCAATAACTTCATTATCTTTTCGTGTACAAACTTTTTAGTGCCTACGATTCTACTATACTTAGCTTTAGCTTTCTGATTTGATTTACAGTTAGGATCTGCTGCATGTAATATTCTGTACCCCCTGTTAGTTGATACCTTCATTGGGTACGTACTAATTAGTTCTGCAAACATCTGATCAAAGTCACTAGAAAATAAATCTATAAACTCTTGGCGTATAATGTGCTTCTCTACACTGTCACCAAGCTTTACATATCCTTTGGATTGTAAGTCATCCCAGTTAGGATTTAGTTTTAATTTATCTAGAGTCTTGAAACCCTTTCTGTATATAGCATACAGTGCTAAAAAATCATCAGCACTGATGCCATTTTCAACCAATAAATTTACGTCAATTTGTACTTGCATAAGCCTATAAATTTACGAAAAATGTACCTAATTATCAAGTAACCAGGTAACATTATCTAGTTTTCTAACACTACTTTTCAACCACTTTTCTTCCTGACTATCCTTGACATACAAAACATATATCTTACCTATCTTACCCTCTTGGTAGCGTATGATTCTACCCACACGCTGTATCATAGTCAAAGCTTTACTGGTCAAACCACATATCACAGCCATAGTTGCATCAGCAACATCAAAGCCTTGGTTCAAAGCTTTAGTAGAGCATAGCACAGGCTTGTCACCTGATCTAAAATCTGCTAAGGCTTTTTCCTTTTGCTTCTTTGTCCTACCACTGTGGTATATAGAAGAAAATGTTTCAGTAGCATCTGCAAGTCTATTAGTAAACTCGTTACTACCACCAAACACAAGTATCTTTTCTCCTATATTCTTGATAACAATCTTTTGTAGCCATGCTATCTTGTTATCAGCATGATCTACTACAGCCTTACGAGCTCTAATAGATCTGTAAAACTGTGCAGCTGCAGCTTTATCTGCATTGCTAGCTGTATGCTTACCTGATCCCATTATATGTTTAGCTCTGTCAAATGCATCGAACTGTCCAAGACAATACTTAGCGTACACAAATGTGTTGTTCGCTTTCTTGTATTCTTGTTCTTCAACATCTGTCAGTTCAACAGGTATACATATAATCTGATAAGGTGATACCAATCCTAGTTCTACACATTTATCAAGTGATATTTTGTACACAGTAGGAGCAAGACCAAAGAGTATCTCTTTGTATTCAAACTCTTCTGGTAGTGTAGCAGTCATACACAGCAGTCTATCCCAAGTATTGTTCTCAAAGAACTTACGATACTCAGGTGATAGACCTAAATGTATTTCGTCACATACAACTACATGATAATGTTCATTCTCTATCTTGTATGCAGATGCATAACATAGAATATCAACACGATCTAGTATGTGTTCATAGCCCCACTTAATAAACTCTTCTTTGAACTGTTCCTGTAACTGATTAGTAGGAACTAACACTAATCCCTTAGCATCAGTATTGGTATCCAAAGACTTGCCAACAGCAATAACACCACACCTAGACTTGCCGAACCCAGTACCAGCAATAATACTGCCAGTAAACTTGTTATTAGCCCAAGCATTGATAGCTTTCTTTTGTTCTTCATCTTTTACTTTGATTAGCTTACTCATCTCTATACCTATCTGGATCTGGCTCATAGTCTTTATAGTTTTCTTCTAGTATACTTTCAAGTTCATCTTTGTCAAAGTGATCAAAGCCTGTTATAAAATGTAGAATATCTACCTTTATTAACTTGCCGTTGGCATCGTTTAAGTTTGCCCACACAGCGTTGATTGTAGCACCACCTTGATAACCTGTACCATTATAATCTAATTCAGGTGCGTCATATTCGTACTCAACTTGGACTGTGTATCCATTTTCTAATTCTAATTCATGTATCATGATAATAGTTCTGTTATTTTGTTAATCTGTTCTTTTAATTCTTCATTCTCGTGTTCAAGATATTCTACACGCGCAGCAAATTTTGCAATCATGTCGTCCTTATCATTGCAATCACCCATACCTTTGATACCCACAGCTGTAGCACATATATTGAAGAACTCTTCGTATGCTTTATCTACATCCATAAGATCAGAGTGTACTTTAAATGCATGTAGCACAGTAGCATGATCTCTACGAAACACAGCAGCATTTACAGTAGAACTGTACTTCAACTTATCGTTGATAAGCACCATACATATACGTCTAGCTGCAACTACTTCACCGGTTCGTAGTCTACCTCTAATTTTACTGATAGGGACTTCAGTTAATCTAGACACAGTAGCAAGTATTCTTGCAACGTTTGCATCTAGTTTATATAATTTTACTTTTCCCATGATTTACTAATATTTGTGTCTGCTTTCAACAGACCGTTAGTTACTACCTCAAGAGCTGCCTGCTCCATCAGTCTTGTCATTTCAACTACCCACTCCTGTGCATAGTCTTCTCTGCATATAGTATCCACCTGATCGTGTACTGTCATGACTATCTTTACAGGTGCATTATACAACTTGATAAAGTCCCTGATAAGAATCAAAGCTTTCTTAGTCATGTCAGCTGATGCGCCCTGTATAGGTGTATTTTTACTAGCACGTTCTATACTACCAAGTTCAAATGCTTGGCTCTTCTCTTGGTATATACGTGGGTACCATGTAGGAAACCAACGACGTCTATTGTAAGGTGGAAACGTTTTGATATAACCATACTTTTTACCAAAGGTTCCTAGTTTGTCTAAGAAACCACCAATAGCTGGAAAGGCATCAAAGTATTTATCAATCAAAACTTCAGCTGCTTTAGTATTTATGTCAAGAGTATCTGCAAGTTTGTGAGGCCCCATCCCATAGGCTAGCCCAAAGTTAATTGTCTTAACGTTTGTGCGTAGCCTACCATGTCTGGGACACTTACATTTACTTTTGTTTATCATATAACTACAATCATCTTCAGCAGCATCTGCCCACTCCTGTCCATATACAAGGTCAGCACACACACTGTGTAAGTCTTGTCCTTGTTTAAGAGCTTTTATCCATACAGGATCTTGACTGCCAAATGCAAT